CATGTCCCAGTCGGCCATGTAGGGCAAGCTCTCGCAGCCGCAGTTGACGCGCTCGCCGACGGGGATGTCCGGGGAGCGCGGGTAGGGGATGCGGAAGCGGTCGACCAGGAATGGCTCGTCCGGTTCGCGGATCTGGCCGTCGGCCGCCACGTGGTGCGGCCGGGGCTCCAACTTGCCCGACCGCCGCCACTGCTTCTTCAGGCCGGGCACATGGCGCTTGGCCTCCTTCAGGCGATTGTTGCTGGCCTGGCTGTAGGCCGCGCCCACCTCGGTCCGCACCACCGTCAGCGCGCGGCGCCGGCCGCCGTCGACCACCAACTCCTGCACACGGTCGATGGCTTGCGACGGCGCCCGCGCACCGCCGATCACCGCCACCAGCTCCCGGTTGACGCGCTTGACCACGTCGTCGCTGACCGCCTTCATTCGGTGGGTCATCATCGCGCGCGTCGCGGCCAGCTGTCCCAGGTCGACGTCGATCAGGCGGCCGCGCAGGTCGACGCCGGCCTCCGCCAGCGGCGCCTCCACCAGGTCGCCGCCGGCCGACCAGGCGCGGTCCACGCCGGTCTCCAGGATGCGGGTGCCCTCGGCATTGAGCCGGGCGGAGGCATCGCGCAGGGCCGCGCGCACCTGCGGCAGGCGCCACAGCTCGTAGTCGCCCGGCTGGGCCGCCAGCGCCGCCACCACCTCGCCGGCGACCACCTCCAGCAGCGCCGCCAGGTCATCGATCGTGGCCACCTGGATGGCGCGGCGGCGCCAGAGCTGGCGCTTGCGCTCCGCCCGGAACAACTTGTCGCGGCTGCGGTCGTCCTCACCGCCCGCCATCGGCCGGGCCCTCGTCCTCGGGCGGATCGTCTGCCAGCGGCGGCACTCCGGCCTCGTCCTGACGCCGGCGGCGCTCGGCCTCGGCCTCCTCCAGCGTCGCCTCGGCGTCGATCTCCACGCCCAGCCGGCCGGCCAGCATGGCGACCAGGCGCACGGCGTCGCGGCGCGTCATCAGCCCTTCGTCGACGGCGGCCGCCACGGCGCTGACGCTCTGCGCCAGGGCGGTGGCGTAGCGGCTGACGTCCTCGCTGACCAGCTCCGGGAACTCCGCCACCGGCTGAAATTCGGGCTCGGCCGCCATGGCAGGCAGGCCGGAGACGTCCAGGCGCCGGCGAATGACGTAGCGCGCCACCTCCTCCAGCATCCGCTTGAGGTCCTGCTGGCGCATGGTCAGCATCTTGTAGGCCGGCTGCCCCATCTCGGCGGCGCTGGCCCGGTTGACGTCGCCGCCGCCGCCGTACCAGTGCTCCGGCAAACCCAGGGACCCGATGGCGTGGTTGCGGAAGAGGCGGGCGGCGCGGTCGGCGTCCTCGGCGCGGATGTCGGGGCTCTTTGTCTCCCACTGCTCCGCCTCGTTGTGGACGCGCACACCGGCGGAGCGCGGCGGGGAGATGTTGGCCGCGCGCTTCTCCACCTCCTCCTGCGTCGCGCCCTGGATCGTCACGTCCCAGATCCAGGCCCGCATGTAGTCGCTGCGCTCAAGCTCCCCGAAGAGGAACTGGTCGAGCGCGTCCACCCAGTCGGCCGACGCCATGAGGTCGGAGCGGCCGCGCCGGCCGCTCATCAGGTCGCCGACGCGGAAGAAAAAGCATTCGCCGTCGCTGAAACTCTCCCGCAGGGCCGCCGTCCGCTCGCTGAACAGCTCCCAGTCGTCGCCGTCGACGATCACCCGCCACCGGCTCTTGCGGCCGTCGGCGTCGGGCTTGGTGATGATGCCGATAGGCTGGCTGGCGTTGTCGGGGTCCATCACCACGTCCTCGATCAAGGACGGATCCAGATAGCCCAGCCGCACATGGCCGTCGAGGCCGACGAACGCCGGCCACACCTGTTCGCCGAACAGCGCCAACTCGCGCGCGCGCTTGGCCAGAGTGCCGGGCATGTTGGTGATGGGGTCGCGCCAGAACGCATTCAGCCAGGCTTGTGCCTCCTCGTCCTCCACGCTCAACGCGACGCCCTCGGCCAGCAGGAAGGCCAGCGGCATCTCCACCAGCCAGTGGCCGAGGGGCGTGCCCTCCCACAAGCCGACGGCCACGCGGTGCATGCGCTCGGGCGAGAGCCCTTTGACGTCGCGGTCAATGCCGCCGGTCAGGCGTCGGAAGCCCGTCTCCTCGCGCGGGTCGACCACGGCACCGGCGGCCTCGCGCACCGGCTGCTCCGCCAGCTCCGGCTCCGGAGTGCCGCGAAACCAGTTGAGCAAACCCATCGTCATCCTCTCCTCAGCAGGCGGCCAATCAGCCGCCGGGGGCCGCCGCCGTAGCGCGCGGCCAGGTCTTCGCGCCCGCCGCCGAGGGTGGCGGCGGGTGTGTCGGTGGCGGTCTCACCGACGTTGGCGCCGGCGGCCGTGCCGGCACCCATGGCCAGCGTCCACAGCATGTGCAGGGCGTCCGGGCCGTCGTCGTGATCCGCGTTCGGGAAGTGCGTCAGCTGCTCGATCAGCACCTTCTGGCTGGGGTGCAACTGGATCAGCCCCGCGTCGACGTAGGGCTGGATGCTCTCGATACGCAGCACCTTGTCGGTGTGCGGGTGGATGGCCCGCGCCGGCACCGGCACGCCCTCGGCCACCGACCGCTTGATCAGCTCGGTCCGCAGGAACTCCTGGAACTGGACGGCCTCCACGCCCCACAGCTGACAATCGTACTCGCGCTGTAGGCCGATGACGTCGCTGATGATCTTGTCGGGCACGCGCTTGCGGATCAGCGCCTCGACGACATACAGACGGCCGGCCTGAACGTCCTTGGCGCCCACCAGCGCGGCCGACGGGTCGCGGCCCTTGTTAAAGCGGCCGAGGCTGGGGTCGAGCGCACCGAAGTGCGCCCATTCCCGCAGGATCGCCACGCGCTCCACCCAGTAGTGCAACTGGCCGAATACCTGGTCATCGCTGTTGACCGGGCTGTTCTGGTACTCGGAGCTGAACGCTCGCTCGCCGATGCGGACCTTGATGCGCATCAGCCGCACCAGGGGCTGCACCTCCGGCCAAAGGACTTCCGCGCCGGCCTCCATGGCCGCCTTATGCTCGCGGTGGAACGCCTCGGCCGCGTCCTGGCCTTGGTTGCGCAGGATTTCCTCCCAGCGCTCCCACAGGTCCATGCGGTCGGGCCAGCGGATCACGGCCTGGAAATGGGTGGCGCGCCAGAGCGGGTTGGCCGCCTTGCGGTTGATGACGGCGTCATAGTGCAGGACCGTGCCGACGTACCACAGGTCCATGCTGCCATCAGGCGGGCCGAGCGGCTCGACGGCCTTGTCCAGCCAGTCCTCCAGCTTCTGGCGCTGCTCGGGGCTCTTGACGTTCTCGTCGTTCTCCAGGTCGTCGCACCACACCAGGTCGGGGCGGTGTGCGCCATGGCGCATGCCGCGCAGGCGCTTCTTGGCGCCGCCGGCCTTTATCTTGACGCCGTTGGCCGTGACGGCCTCGGTGAACTGCCAGGTGGGGCCGCCGCCGGTGGCCTCGGGAAAGTCGCTGGCCAGCCGCGGATTGCTGTCCAACTCGGCCTTGACGCTCTCCAGCATGGACGCCGCCTGGTCCAGGCTATCGGACAGGAATACGACGAAATGCTTGCGCTTGTTGACCACGCACCAGGTCACGAAGATCTCGCCCCAGGTGGTCTTGGCGTTGCCGCGCGGCGCCTTGATGACCTCGCGCGCGCCGTCGGCCTCGTTGGCCACCTCCAGCATCCGGCCGGCGAACCACTCATGGAACCGGCTGGGCGCGCCCGTGACCTTGTGGGGGAAGTAGGTGCGGCCGAAGTACAGGATGTCGCGCGCTTGGTGCTTCAGGCGTGCGGCGCGCGCCTTGGGGTCGGGGTCGAAGCCGTCCACCTCGGCGGCGATGCGCTCACGCAGGTCGCCGGCCAACGCCGCCATCTGCTTGAGGAAGTCATCCCGCTGCTTCTGCTGCCCGCGCGCCATGGCCGGTTATCCGTAGATGCGGGCAATGTGCTGGGCGAAGGGCTCCAGCAGTTCGAGGACCACCTCAATCCGGTCAGGATGGTGCTCGCGCACAAACGCCGCCAGTTCCTGCAGGATCTCGGTGGCGACGCTGTAGCGGGCCAGTTCCGGCGATGCCTTTGCGACGGCGGCCATCGTCTTGGTGAAGGCGTCGGCCAGACGGCTCATGGCCTCGGCCTTTTCCAGCGCCGCCATCTGCTCGCCGCGCACGGCCTCCATGGTGGCTTGGTAGTTGGTCAGGAAGTCGGCCAGCACCATGTCGACCATGGTGCGCGTCGACTGCGTCGCCATGCTGGACGCTGTGCGCGCGCTGTCCCAATCGTCGCCGCCGACGGCATCCTGCGCCTTCCAGCGGCGCGCGGTTGCGATAGACACGCCCTGGCGCTCGGCCGCCTGCTCGACGGTCAGCCTTTGGTAGATGTAGCCGGCACGGACGGCGGCGCGGGTCTCGGGCGCGTGGGCCATCAGCGCATCGCCCACGTCACAAGGCGGTCGATACCATGCTTGGCCAGCCAGATCAGGGCCTCGCCGGCAGCGGTGCCGATCGACCACCCGAGAGCGACGAGCATGGAGATGGCGAGGATCTTGATGGCGATCATGGTCAGTTCCCCCGCCGCAGGGTCTCGCCGGCCAGCCGGGCGCCGGTCATGAGCGCCGCGCCGCCGATGCTTGGCTTGCGGACGCCCTCGACCTCGCAATGCCCGGCCGCGACGTCGAGGGCGCGCGGCAGCACCGGCCAGGCCAGCCCGTCATGAGGCGCCGGGCGTTCCTCGAGCGTCACAAGACGCTCGGCGTGCAGCCAGGACAGGGCCTCACGCACGTCGTCGGCCGACACCACCAGGTGGGCGCGGCGCAACTCGCCTTGCAGCCACGCCGGCGTCGGCAGCGGCATGAGGCCGGGACGCACCACACGCCCCAGCGCGACGTCGGCCCCGGCGGGCGTCAACTGCGCGCCGGGGATGGCGCCCCCCAGGTCGGCCACCACCAGCCCCTGGTCGGCCAGCCAGGCGCAGACGCTGGCCAGCTGGTCGCGCGTCACGGTATGGCCGCGCGCCTCCACCAGTTCCTGGAGCATGGACAGGCTGGCCGTGCCGGCCGGCATCTGCCCCAGGCCCCACACGGCCAACAGCCGCGTGATCTCCTCGCGCGGGCGTTCCGTCAGGGCGCGCAGGATCACCAGCCGGAGGTGCTGCGCCAGGCGCTCGATGATGTTGGTCATGTCCGGGCCCTCTCGACGTGGTGGCGCAGCAGCATGTTGACGTTCTCGGCGATGGCGTTGACGCCCTGGGCGAGGCCGGCAACGGTGGCGGTCAGCCCCTTCAGGTCCCCGGCGATGTCGCTGGTGGCGCGCGACAGGGCGGCCACGTCCTCGTGTGTGGCGGTCTTCGCGACCCGCTCGTGGAGATCGTCGACGTCCTTTCGGACGTCGGCGACCTCACCGCGCACCAGGGCGACACCGGATCGGCTGTCCTTGACGGCCCGTGCAACGGCGTCCGTCAGCTCCTCCCGGAGTGCCTGGCGGTCGGCGTCGATCTTCTCCTCGACCTTTGCCAGCGCCTGGCGCGTAACGAACTGCTTACCCAGGCTCCAGAACACCCACATCCCGAGGCCCTGAAGCACGAACAGCGCGATCGGCCACAGCTTGAGGATCTCCATCCACGTCACCGGCCGTGCTCCTGGATGCGGGCGTGCAGGTCGCCGGACAGGCGGTGCAGGGTCTCCCACTCGTCCTGCGTCGGGTCGCGGCGCTCGTCAATCAGTTGCTGGACCAG